CAGACCGAAACCCTGGCCACAACGCTGAAAGATGCGCTGGGGAAGAAGGCGGAACCGGCAGCCAAGGGACCGGATTACACCACGGAATTGTCCAAGATCGAGCAGGAAATTCAAAGTCTCGATCCAATGGCCGAGGGGTATCAGAAAACCCTTTCAGCATTGGTTTCCAAGGCCACGAAGATGGCCGCAATGGACCAGCACGAGAAAACGCTGAATGCAGCCGGCGAGATGATGAAGAAAGAACTGTCAGCTCGTGACACCCAAGCGCAGACAAGAGCGTTTTATGATGCCAACCCGACGTTCAACACACCGGAA